GACCTATCTACATGGCAGGTGATAGAACATTCCAAACTTGGACTACTACTATCATCAACGATACTGATTTCTTAATCAGAAATGCTATTGAAAGATGGTCAAATGGTATTAACAACCATTCAGATAACGAAGGACTTGTAAATCCTGTTGATTATCAAGTGGATGCTTTTGTAGATCACTTAGATAGAAACGGTAACACAATCAAGTCTTACACTTTCAGAGGATTGTTTCCAACTAACATAGGTCAGGTTGATCTAACTATGGAACAAGCAACAACTCTAGAAACATTTGAATGTACTTGGAGATACCAATACTGGGAATCAAACACTACAACATAACGTTGAAATAGGGCGTCTTTCGAGGCGCCCTAAATAATATAGTATAAGGAGAATAGTAGTGGCAGAAATATTCGGTTTTGAAATCAAGAGGAAAGACCTCAAACCTAATAGTCAACAATTTACCGCACCATCAAGCGATGACGGTACACAGACTATTATGGGTGGGGGACACTTTGGAACTTATCTTGATATCGAAGGAAAAGTAAATAACGAATCAGATTTAATTCGTAGATATAGAGAAATTGCTATGCACCCAGAGTGTGATCAAGCAATTGAAGATATTATTAATGAATCAATCGTAGTAGATGATAACCAAGAGGTTATTCGTCTAAACATGAATAAAGTTCCTTTTTCATCAACACTAAAGAAAAAAATTTCAGATGAGTTTAAAAATATTGTTTCATTATTGGAATTTGAACAAAAAGGTCATGATATATTTCGTAGATGGTATGTTGATGGTAGAATAGTTTATCATAAACTAATTGATCCAAAAAACACAAAAGCAGGAATAACAGAGCTGCGATATATTGACCCACGAAAAATTAAAAAAGTAAGGGCACCCAAACAAAAACCAGGTAACGAGTTTGCACCAAAAGATCCAAAAAAACCTCAAGCCGTTGAATTTGATGAGTTTTTTATCTATAATGAAAAAGGAGTGCAACCTGGCGCAAGTGCAACATCAGGTCTTAAAATTACAAAAGATGCGATTGCATATTGTCCAAGTGGTCTTGTAGATCAACAAAAGAATTTAGTATTGTCTTATCTACATAAGGCAATCAAACCAGTTAATCAGCTGCGAATGATTGAAGATAGTGTTGTTATCTATCGTATATCAAGAGCACCTGAAAGAAGAATATTCTACATTGATGTAGGTAATTTACCAAAAGTAAAAGCAGAACAATACCTTAAAGATGTAATGAATAGATATCGAAACAAACTTGTATATGATGCAAGTACAGGTGAAATAAGAGATGATAGACAATATATGTCTATGCTCGAAGACTTCTGGCTACCTAGACGAGAAGGAGGTAGAGGAACAGAGATCACTACATTGCCAGGTGGTTCTAATCTTGGTGAAATAGATGATATCAAGTATTTCCAAAAGAAATTGTTTCAATCGTTGAATGTACCATACAGCAGACTTGATAGTGAAGCGTCTGGTGGTTTACAATTAGGTCGTTCAACTGAAGTAAGTAGAGACGAACTTAAATTTACAAAGTTTGTGCAGAGATTAAGAAATAGATTTAATAGTTTATTTCACGACTTACTTAAAACACAACTTATTCTCAAAGGTATCATAACTATCGAGGATTGGGATAATTCACTAAGTCAAACAATTAAGTATGAATATGTAGAAGATGGTTATTTTTCTGAAATAAAAGAAAACGAACTATTTAAAGAGAGAATGGAAATATTTCGTAATATGAAAGATAATGAAATTCTTGGTAATGTTTATTCTAAAGAATGGGCAATGAAACATGTTCTTAAAATGAATGATGAAGAAATAGAAGAACAACAAGAAAAAATTGAAAATGAAAAACAAGAAGCGCCTGAACAAGGTGATGATGATGAAGGAGAACAATTCGCATGAGCATAGAAAATACTAAAAGCATGATTGATGCTTTAGATGCTGGTGATAATGTATCAGCAGAAACAGAATTTAAGGCTGCACTTGCAGACAAAGTAGGTAGTGAGTTAGATGCTAAGAGAAAAGACTTGGCAGGCACTATCATGAACAAAGAACCTGAGGAACAAGATGGCGATAACGCTGAACCAGCTGAGATTGACGATTAAAGAAAAAGACGAACATAAGCGTTCTCTTAATTATCGAAAATTAGCGCCTAAAGTTAAGAAGGCCGTGGATGACGTATTTGCTATGATGGCAAAAACACCACAAAAAGTTTTGACTACCTTTCCTAAAATCATGAAAGACGTAGCAAAAAAGTATAGAGTACAACCAACAGATATAGAAGCTTATTTCGAAAAAGAAACAGGCCTAACCATATAAAGGAGAGTAAAAATGGCTATAGTAAATGCAAGAAATCTGGTAGATAGTGCGACTAGAACAGTAAGAATGTTCGAAATCAACAACGATACCAATTCAAATGTTGTGTGTGTTGACGCAAGTACCTTAAGAGGTCACTCGTCTAATCCAACACTGCACATAAGAAGTATTAAATGGAATACAACCGCAGCAACAAGTGATATACAATTATTGTTTGATGCAACATCAAATGACCATGCAATATCATTACATGGCAGTGGTGATTATGGATATCATGGAAAACAACCATTGATCACAAACCCAGAAAGTTCTGGCGTGACAGGTGATATTCTTATCACTAATTCAGGTGCTGCAACAGGAACAATTATAATTGAAGTAACTAAAGCAAAAGGTTATGACAACTCAGGACAAACAAGATAATGGCTGATACCGTAACAAGTCAAACAATTACTGATGTAAGCGGTTCTAAAACCGTGATGAAGTTTACGAACTTCTCAGACGGCACAGGAGAAAGTCTTGTCACTAAAGTAGATGCAAGCGCACTTAATCATGCGTCATCATCTACTAAAATCGCAAGAGTAATTTATAGTATCAATACAACGGATCCAAAAGGGTCCGTTGAAGTTCTTTTTGATGGAACAACTAACGCAACGGCACTATTCTTATCTGGTCAAGGCACAATAGACTTACAAACACCAGCAATACAGATTGCCAATAATGCGACCTCACCCACAGGTGACATACTGTTTTCGACACATAATTTCGTTGCAAATGACAGTTATACTGTGATTTTAGAGGTTAGATAACATAAATAGAACTAAAGGGGAAAATACGCAACATGAAACTGATTAGAGAAGAAATAAACGAGGCACAATATATCGTTGAAGCAGATGAGAGTGGTAAAAAATCTCATAAAATCAAAGGTATTTTCATGCAGGCAAACATCAAAAACCGAAATGGTCGTGTTTATCCTCAGGAAGTGCTAGAAAAAGAAGTTAATAGATACAACAAAGAATTTGTTAAGCGCAAGAGAGCATTTGGTGAGTTAGGACATCCTGATGGACCAACTGTTAATCTAGAAAGAGTATCACATATTATCACTAAACTAGATGGCGATGGTAAAGGTAATTACATCGGTGAAGCAAAGATTACTGATACACCATACGGAAAAATCGTCAAATCATTGATAGATGAAGGCGCACAACTAGGAGTTTCTTCTAGAGGCATGGGTTCTCTAGAGAATAAAGGCGGTACCAACTATGTAAAATCTGATTTTTACTTAGCGACTGCAGCCGATATAGTCGCAGATCCTTCTGCTCCACAGGCATTCGTTAACGGTGTCATGGAAGGAAAAGAGTGGATTTGGGACAACGGAATCATCAAAGAACAAGATGTTTCTGAAATAAAAGAACAAATTGAGCGTGAAACAAGAGAGCGTCAAGCAAAAGCAGAGGCACATGCCTTTGAAAGCTTTATGCGAAAATTAACAAAATAATAAATAGTTATACGCAAAAATTTGATATCAAATTAGGAGAGTAATTACAAATGGCTGAAGAAATCAAAAACGAACAAGAAATCGTTTCTGAAGCTCCTAAGGGCGCAGACGCACCAAAGGCATCCGCTGGTAAAGCAGATCCGATGGAAAAAGGCGGCGACTATGAGGATCTTGGACCGGCACTTGTTAAACCTGATCAAAAACCAGGACAAGACAAAGCTGATGACAAGGTTAAAAAAGACTCATCTGCTCCTACAAAAGGTGCCGCACCAGCAGAAAAACCTCAAAAAGTAAAAGAGACTGCACACGACGGTGACGAGGACGAAAAAGAAGACGATAAAGACGAAGACGAAATCATGGAAATGCCAAAGACAAAATCTGGTATGATCCAAGCAATGTATGACAATATGAACAAAATGAAAAAAGCAGACATTCAATCTGCATATCATAAAATCATGTCTGCAATGCACGGTGATATGAAAGACAAAGAAGAAGGTATGCATGACAAGGATGACGAAGAAGATAAAAAGAAAGTTAAAGAAGCTGTAGATCAAAGAGTAAAATCTATTGATGTATCAGATGATGTTAACGCTTTAGTATCTGGCGATGATTCCCTTTCGGAAGAGTTTAAAACAAAAGCTGCAACAATTTTTGAAGCTGCTGTTAAATCAAAAGTAAAATCTGAAATCGAAAGATTAGAAGGTGAATACTCTAGCGAATTATCAGAAGCAAAAGAAACTGTTAAAGAAGAACTAACAACTAAGGTCGACAACTATCTGAACTACATTGTAGAACAGTGGATGGCTGATAACGAACTTGCTATCGAAAAAGGTATCAAGGGAGAAATTGCTGAAGACTTTATTGGCGGTTTAAAACAGTTATTCGAAGATCATTACATTGATGTTCCAGATGAGAAGTATGACATTCTGGAAGCAAAAGAAAAAGAGCTTGAAGAAATGAAAGCTAAAATCAATGAAATGACTGAGAAGTCTATTGAAGATAAAAAGTTAATCGAAGGATATACAAAAGACGAAATCTTTGAACAAGCAGTAGAAGGCTTAGCTGATACTGAAAAAGAGAAGATCAAATCTTTAACTGAAGATGTATCTTTTGAAAATGCTGATGCTTATGCTAAAAAATTGGCAACTATTAAAGAGTCATATTTTGGTCAAGCAAAAGCACCTGAATCAACAGAAAATGTTGATACAGTACAACAAAATTCCAATGATGGTAACATAGTATCTGATATGTCTGATAGCATGTCTAGATATGCGGCTGCTATTAGTAGGGGAAAAAGTAGAGATATCTACGGAAATTAATAAGAAATAAGGAGAGATAAACTATTATGTTTAATTCGCAAAACTTACAGGAAAAGTGGGCTCCGGTTCTTGAGCATGGCGATCTACCAAAAATAGATAACCCTTACAAGAAAGCGGTAACCGCTGTTATCCTTGAAAACCAAGAAAAGGCTGCGAGAGAAGACAAAGCATTCCTCGGTGAGATTGCAAACATTACTGGTGACAGTGCTGTAGCAAACTGGGATCCAATCCTAATCTCATTGGTAAGAAGAGCAATGCCTAATCTTATCGCATACGACATCTGTGGCGTTCAACCAATGACTGGACCAACTGGTCTGATCTTTGCAATGAAGTCCAGATTTACTTCAAACTCAGGCACAGAAGCGCTATTCAACGAAGCAGATTCAGATTTCTCTGGAACTGGTACAATGTCTGGCTCACTAAATCCAGGTTTGATGAACGATACTACAACTAGCGTAACAACTGGTACTGGTATTGCAACAGCAACTGCTGAAGCTTCTTCATCATTCGCTGAGATGGCTTTCAGTATTGAGAAGTCAACTGTAACAGCTAAAACTAGACAGTTAAAAGCTGAGTACACAATGGAACTTGCTCAAGACTTAAAAGCGATCCACGGTTTAGACGCTGAAACTGAATTGGCTAACATCTTATCTGCTGAGATCCTTGCTGAGATCAACAGAGAAGTAGTAAGAACAATTTACGAAAAAGCAAAAAAAGGTGCAAACGTTAACACTACAACTTCAGGTACATTTGACTTAGATACTGATTCAAACGGTAGATGGTCTGTTGAGAAGTTCAAAGGTTTAATGTTCCAAGTAGAGAGAGATGCTAATGTGATCGCTCAAGAAACTCGTAGAGGAAAAGGTAACATCATTATCTGTTCTTCTGATGTTGCTTCTGCATTACAAATGGCTGGTGTATTAGATTACACTCCTGCTCTTAACAATAGCCTAAATGTAGATGATACTGGTAACACTTTTGCTGGTACATTAAACGGCAGATACAAAGTGTACATTGATCCATATGCATCAAACAACACAGCTGCTCAATACTATGTTGTAGGTTATAAAGGTACATCACCTTATGACGCTGGTATGTTCTATTGTCCATATGTTCCACTACAAATGGTGAGAGCAGTTGGAGAAGATACATTCCAACCAAAAATTGGTTTCAAAACCAGATATGGTTTAATCAGAAATCCTTTCGCTGAGTCTTCAGCACAGGCTACTGATGTTGGAACTGATCAGTCAAACATTTATTACAGAATGGTTAAAGTTACTAACTTAATGTAATACTTTTTCAACTTAATTAAAAAGGGGGGGCGTCAAAACTCCCCCTTTTTTTATGCATAAATAATATTATATGACAGATACAACATTATCAAGTAAACAACCAAGTGGGTCTGGATTAGACTATGCAGATCCTACAAAGTTCAAGTTTCAAATTACCAAACTGCCTAGAGTAGAATTTAACTCTATTCAGGCAAACATTCCTGGTATTACACTTACAGAATTAAATCAACCTACACGATTAATGCCTGTAAGAATACCTGGTAATGATATGACATTTGAAGACTTATCTGTAACTTTTATTGTTGACGAAGATTTGACAAATTATCGTAGTGTACACGACTGGATGGCTGGTCTTGCACAAATGGATAGTGATGACAAATATCGTGAACTAATTACAGATGGCGGTGATCGTATGCCATTATCTCAACAATCAAATCTTCAAGATGCTGGTAGAGTAACAACAGCAACTAATGATGGTGCAATATTCTCAGATGCAAAAATGATTATATTGTCAGCAAGAAATATTCCAATTGTTGAGTTAACTTTTGAGGACACATATCCTAAATCACTATCTGGTTTAGACTATAATCAAGGTGCGACTGACGTAGAATATCTTACTGCAACAGTAACACTTGGTTATAAACTACACAAATATACGACCCCTTTTTAGTTTACTATATAATACAAAGGATTAAATTATGACACTTGATGAGCTACAAGCTCAGGTCGAGAAAGACCTGAAAATTGATGATACTGAACTAGACTTAGAAAGTCTAAAGACCCCACAATTACATTCTCAATATCTCAAAACATATTCTACATATGCTCTTATGTTAAAGAAAGCAGAAGGCGATCATTCACAACTACATTTAAAAAAGTGGTTGTTCTATACTGGTAAAGCAGAACCACAAGAATACAAAGACAAAAACTTTGATCTCAAAGTATTACGACAAGACGTTGATAAATTTATTGACGCTGATGAAGATATTATGAAATCAAGACAAAAGATTGAGTATCTAAAACAAATATGTAATTATTGTGAGAACACACTTAAACAAATAAACAATCGTACATTTCAAATTAAGAACGCAATAGAATGGAAAAAGTTTACCATGGGTAGTATGTAATGAAAATATACAAAAACTTTTTACCTAAAAAGACTTTCAAAGAAATACAAGATTTTATGTTAAGTCCTAGAATGCCTTGGTTTTATAATGATGCTGTTGCGCTTCGTTCAGATAGACAGTTTATGTTTTTTCATTTGTTTCATCATAGTTATGAAGTGAATACAACACCAGAGATATTTGAAGGAATAATAAATCCTATAATTAAAAAACTAAAAATTACTAAAGATATTTTAATTCGAGCAAAAGCAAATTGGTACACTAATCAACACAAACATGTTAAACATGAATATCATATAGATCAACACAAAAAACATAAAGTTTGTTTATTAAGTATTAATACAAATAATGGTTACACAGAATTTGAAAATGGCACAAAGTTTAATTCCATCGAAAATCAAGCAATAGTTTTTGATGGCGGAACACCACATAGATCAGTTACACAAACAGATCAAAATATGAGAGTAAATATTAATTTAAATTTTGAGGTAAAAAAATGATATTCTGTATAGGTAATGGAGAAAGTCGAAAAGACTTTGATTTAGAACAACTTAGACCATTTGGTAAGATATATGGTTGTAATGGATTGTATAGAGATTTTGCACCAGATGTATTAGTAGGTATGGATTACAATATCTGTCATGAGATATATCGTAGTGGTTATGCATTTGAACATCCTGTTTATTTACGAGCATGGGAAAAAAATCCACACACTATGTACGATAAACTATTTGAACCAGAGGTAATAAAAAAGTTTATAGGTGATGTAAATAACATAAAAGATTACACAGATGAACACGAGTGGCCAGGTGAAAAGAAAAGATTCTTTACATGTTGGGCAAATAATGTAGATGTAATGAGACAGTTCCGTGAAAAAAATAAAGATTGGCATGAGGATGATTTTAAGTTACATTTTGGTGAAGATCAAGAAGGATATAAAATAACATGGACAAAGAAAAAAGACAAAGTAATGGGATTGGGCAAGTACCAACAAGAGAAGACAAACGCAGGTGTCTTGATTGCGTTAATGGCAGCAGATGTGGACAAAAAGATATATCTGATAGGATACGATTATCATTCGAAGTCAAAACAAGTGAACAACATCTACAAGGGTACAACCGGGTACGTAGGGTCAAGCGCCAAAGCGATTGATCCACAGAATTGGATAAAACATACAATTAAACTGATAAACAAATACGACACAGATCACGAGTTCATACATGTAGGCAAACCTATACCAGAGATAGAAAAACTAGAAAGAAAATACTGGACAAACATATCATATGAAGAACTAAATGAAAGAATTAAAAGTAACAAAGTATAATGAATCTTACATCAAATGCACGAGTGATGATTTAGGTCTTCTTCAAGACTTATCTGATTTCTTTACATTTAAAGTACCTGGTGCTTCGTTTATGCCAAGTGTTCGTGCCAAACGATGGGATGGTCAAATAAGATTATTTTCAAAAGCGACAGGTAAGTTATATTACGGACTATTACCTTATGTTGAACATTTTATGCAAAATAAGGGGGGTACAATCATACGAGAGGGTCTTGAAAACTTTGCTAGCGTTGCGCTAAGTGATGGTTTTTCCAAGTTTGCGAACAAAATTATTAAGAGTTCTATCAAAATACGAGATTATCAACTTTCAGCGTTTTCTCATGCAATCAATCACAGACGAGCAATATTACTATCACCTACGGCAAGTGGTAAGTCATTAATCATTTATTGTATCATACGATTACTTACATCATTAGATAAAAAATGTTTATTAGTGGTACCAACTACATCGCTGGTAGAACAAATGTATAAAGACTTTGAAGATTATGGTTGGGTACCAGATCGACATGTGCAAAGAAAGTATTATGGTTATGAGATAGACGATAGCAAACCTGTCGTAATATCGACATGGCAATCTCTTGCCACCTTTGATAAGAAGTATTTTGAAAAGTTTGATTGTGTCATTGGTGACGAAGCACATTTATACAAATCTAAAGAATTACAAAAAATTATGAGTGCTTGTGTTAATGCGAAATATCGTATAGGCACTACTGGTACATTAGATGATAGTAAAGTGCATAAGTTAGTTTTAGAGGGTTTGTTTGGTACCGTGCATAGTGTAATTTCTACACGAGAACTAATAGATAAGAAACAACTAGCAGACTTACAAATACAATGTCTTATACTCAAATACTCACAAGATGAATGTAAACATGTGAAGAAACTAAACTACCAAGAAGAAATGGACTATATAGTATCACATGAGAAACGCAATAGATTCATTCGTAATCTAACAAAAACAAGAACTGGTAATACTTTAGTTTTATTTCAATATGTAGAAAAACATGGTCGAGTATTACACAGTCTCATAGGTGATACCTTAGATCACCAAACACGAAAATTGTTTTTTGTCTATGGTGGCACAGAAACAAAAGATCGTGAAACAGTCAGGAGTATTACAGAAAATGAAAACAATGCCATTATCGTTGCGAGTTATGGAACTTTTTCTACTGGTATTAATATTAGGAATCTTCACAATGTTATATTCGCCAGTCCTACCAAATCTAAAGTTAGAATTTTACAGTCTCTTGGTCGTGGGTTGCGTCTTGGCGATAATAAAGTTAAAGCAACTTTATACGATATCTCTGATGATTTCTCATGGAAAGAACAAAGAAACTTTACACTTAGTCACTTTATGGAGAGAATAAATGTGTATTCTGAACAAGAACTTGACTATGAACTTGATCATGTTGACGTAAGATAAATACTTATATGACAAAAACAACAACAATACCTAGTCCAAGAGTAATTATGTTATCAAACAATCAGCAAGTAATCGCTGGTATGACAGTCGAAGAAGGCTCTGATTTTGTTAGATTACATGAACCTTATAAAATAAGAATACATGAAAATGCTGTTGATGATAAGACTTATTTTGTTGAAGAAAGAATGTCACTTACACCTTGGACTTTTCAAACAATAGACAAAGTGTATTCATTACATAAAACCCATATAATGACAATAGGAAAACCAAATGATAACTTGACAGAATATTATAATAATGTTAGAATGGGATTGTATCCATCAATGAAAAAAGAATTACAACCTCTACCATCAAAAGGTCAATTAGATAAACCATTTGAACAAGTATTAGATGAAATGTCAGATGAAGAATACTATCAAACAATACAGTATCTAAGAGGTAAGATTAAGTCTCACTAATACTATATTCCATGCAAACCGGACATACCGGATTATATAAGGCAAAATGTCATTTGTCAAGAAAAAAATTCAAAAAAACCAAAAAAAAATTATTTTACAAAATCTTGTATATAACCCTTGACAAAGATACTATATCCTGATAGAATAATTTAAATTTAGGAGTAATACTATGACTGTACAATTGAAAAGAAAAAAGACAGAGCATTATGTAGATAATAAAAAGTTTCTAGAAGAAATGAAAAAGTATCGTAAGAAAGTATTATCCGCAAGAAATAGAAACAGAAAAGATCCACCCATTAGTGATTACATAGGTGAATGTTTTTTAAAGATTGCAAATCACTTATCTTACAGACCAAATTTTATTAACTACACATACAAAGAAGATATGATATCTGATGGTATAGAAAACTGTTTAACTTATGTAGCGAATTTTGATCCAGAAAAATCAAACAATCCTTTTGCATATTTTACACAGATCATATACTATGCATTTATTCGTAGAATACAAAAAGAAAAGAAACAAACAACAATTAAACAAAAACTTATACTTAAATCTGGATTAGATGAAATCGTTAGACAAGAAGGCGATAACGAAGAATATCAAAATTCATATGCTGACTTTTTAAGAAAGAATATGATTATTGAACAAGAACCAGAAAAGAAAGAAAAACCAAAATTATTGAAAAGAAAGAAGATTACTAAATTAGAATTTTTTATGTAAATTATGCGAATTGCTTTAATTAACGATACACACTTTGGTTGTCGTAATGATAATCCAAATTATGCAAACTATATCTATAAGTTTTGGGAAGAACAATTTTTTCCATACTTAGAACAAAACAATATTCAAGATGTCATACATCTAGGTGATGTTTTAGATAGACGTAAGTTTGTAAATTTCAAAACCCTTAATGATTTCAACAATAGATTTGTAAGTCGTATCAAAGACTACAATGTCGATATCATTATTGGTAATCACGACACATATTACAAAAACACAAACGAAATCAATTCACCACGAGAACTCATGAATTGGGGTAATGTTTATGAAAACCCTGTTGTTGTAGAACGAGGTGGCATGAGAATGCTTTATTTACCTTGGGTTACTCCAGAAAACATAGAACAAACAACCATGATGTTAGAACAAGAAAGTGCTGATATTGTATTAGGTCATTTAGAGATTAAAGGTTTCGAAATGCAAAAAGGTACATTTTCTGATAGTGGTTTAGATAAGAAACTATTTCGTAGATTTGAAAAAGTTATATCTGGTCACTTTCATAAGAAATCAGATGATGGTCAAATATATTATCTTGGTAGTCAATATGAAATGACTTGGCATGATTATAATTGTCCTAAAGGTTTTCATGTATTGAATACAGAAACAAGAGAACTAGAAAGAATTATAAATCCTTTAACTATACATGACAAGATATATTACAATGATGAAGAAAACGAATATAAACTTCTTTACAATTATGATCAACACAGAGACAAATATCTCAAAGTAATTGTAGAAAAGAAAAAAGATTATTATTTGTTTGATAAATGGATTGATGGTTTCTACAAAGAAACAAATGTGCATGATATAAAAATTATTGAAGACTATTCAGATTTAGATGCTTCGACAGTAGCAGATGATATTGCTGAAAGAAGTGAAGATACACCAACACTTTTAGATAACTATATTGATGAACTAGAAACTGATCTAGAAAAAAGTAGATTGAAAAAACTAATGAAATCGTTATACACAGAGGCAGGAGATTTAGAGATATGATAATATTTGAAAAAATCAAATGGCGTAATTTTTTAAGTAGTGGTAATTCTTGGTTAGAAACAAATCTTAATAATGAATCAACAACATTGATTGTTGGTCATAATGGTGCAGGTAAATCTACCATACTAGATGCTTTGTGTTTTGCTTTGTTCAATAAACCATTTAGAGAAATCAAGAAAGAACAATTAATTAATAGTATTAATCTTGGTGGCACAGAGGTTGAATTAGAGTTTCGTATATCTACTAATCGTTATAGAATTAGACGAGGTATCAAACCTAATATATTTGAGATATATCTAAATGATGAATTATTAAATCAAGAAGCAACAATTGCTGACTATCAAAAACAATTAGAACAACAAATACTTAAATTCAATTATCGTAGTTTTACACAAGTAGTTATACTTGGTGCATCTACCTTTGTTCCGTTTATGGAATTAAAGACAGCACACAGACGAGAGATTATTGAAGATATACTTGACATTAAAGTATTCTCTGTAATGAGTATGCTGACAAAGATAAGAATAAAAGAAATGGACGAACAAGTCAAAGATGTCATACGAGAATTAGATATTGTCCAAAATAAAATAGACACACAAAAAGAATATATTAATAATTTAAGTAATAGATCAGATGTAGAAGTGCAAAGTGAATTAGATAAAATAGAACACAATAAATCAGCCATAGAAAAATACAATACACACATACAAGGATTGCAAAACGAAATACAAAAGTTTAAACAATCTATTAACGATAAAGATACAATTAATATTAAATCAGATAAACTCAATAAGTTTCAAGCACAATTTCAAACAAAACTAAAAGAATGTAATAAACATCAAAAGTTCTATCAAGATCACGATAACTGTCCTACATGTAAACAAACACTATCCAACAAAGAAGAAATGATTGCAGATAATAACAAAGAGATTATGAAGTGGAATCAAGCAATGGATGATGTTCAAAAAGAAATGAATACAGTTATGAACAGACTGAACAAGATTAAAAGTATTGAACAAGATATGCGAACAACAGAAATTGATATCGCTAAGTTTGGTCAATCAAAAGTTGAGCTAAACAATATTAACACAAAACTAGCACATAAGATTGAAGAACTAAAAAAACAATCTAGTGAAGATGGTGAAGCATTGGGTAAGTTAAAACAGTTAGAAGAAGAACAATCTGTAAAAGAAAAAAACAAACTAATCAAAAATGAAGAACTAGATTATCTACAAGCTGCAAAAACAATGTTAATGGATTCTGGTATCAAAACAAAAGTTATCAAACAATACTTACCAATCATCAATCAATTGATTAACAAGTATCTAGCAAGTATGGATTTCTTTGTCAATTTCAAATTAGATGGTGAGTTTAAAGAAACAATTAGAAGTAGATATCGTGATGAATTTACATATGCTAGTTTTAGTGAAGGTGAAAAGATGAGAATTAATCTTGCATTATTATTTACATGGAGAGCGATTGCCAAGATGAAAAATAGTATATCATGTAATCTATTAATGTTAGATGAAATATTTGATAGTAGTCTTGATGGTCAAGGCACAGATGATTTTTTAAAGATATTGAATACATTAGAAAATGAGAATGTTTTTATTATATCTCATAAAACAGACATGATAGCAGATAGATTTAAGAATGTAATTAAATATGAAAAAGTAGGAAACTTTACAAAGGTGGTAGAATGAAACTTAGAGATAAAATCACAGTTCAAGAACGAATAGAACTTCTTGCCATTACGGCTGAAGAATGTGGCGAACTAACCCAAGAATGTATGAAGATCGTAAGATTTGGTAAAGATACAGATGCCATGCAAAATCTCACAAAAGAAGCAGGTGATGTTATGTGTATGATACAATTACTTGAAGAAAAAGGGTTTGTAAAATATGAAGATATCGAGGCAAGGGTAAAGGAAAAGCGTGAAAAACTAAAGACTTTTTCATCCTTGACAAATCTATAACAACCTGATATACTGGCATTATGTATTTTTTAGAAGATGTATATAAATCAGCAGATCGCAAACTATTTACTGTAATTTCAACATTTGCAGGAGGTGGTGGGTCTTCAACAGGTTATAAACTTGCAGGTGGTAATATACTTGCAGTTAATGAATTTGTTGAAAGTGCAATTGATACATATAAATCTAATTATCCTAATACACCTATATTACCTAATGACATCAAAGAACTGACTGGTCATGATTTACTCAAGGCCGCAGGAATACAACAAGGCGAGTTAGATATACTTGATGGTTCGCCACCTTGTAGTGCTTTTAGTGTTGCAGGCAAAAGAGAAAAGGGTTGGGATAAAACTAAAAAGTATTCAGACGATAAACAAGTTGATAACATTGAAGACCTATTCTTTGAGTTTACAAGAGTTGCAAAAGATGTTCAGGCAAAAGTTATCATTGGTGAGAATGTTGCGGGTATCACCATGGGTAAGGCAAAAGAATATTTTAATCGTATTGTAAATGAATTTGATAGTATTGGTTATGAAGCAGTTGGTAAAGTGTTAAACGCCGCAGACTATGGAACACCACAGGCAAGACAAAGATGTTTTTTTGTTGCCGTTAGAAATGATATCATGGAGAAAGTTGGTATTAATTTTATGAATATGGATAGTATCATATATCCAGAACCACAAACAAAACAACCAACATTAAGAGAAGCCATAGAAGATTTAGAAAACGATCCTGAAGAAGTACAAATGTTATTAGATTTTGTGCAAGGTAGTTTTCAAAAGAAGTGGATTGAGTTATTACCTTTCAGTCCAGACAAACATAGAAAACCTAGTGATCCAGAATTTTTAGATATCAATCCTAAACAATCTATGTTTAATATGATACGACCAGCACCTGATCTACCTTGTCCAACAGTAACACAAGCAGGACAAAAGAAAGGTCTGTCTGGTGTATTTCATTATGACAGTAATCGTAAATTAACAATTAAAGAATTAAAAAGAGTAATGGGTTTGCCAGATGATTTTAAATTACAAGGTGACTTTGATCAACAAGCAGAAAGAGTTGGTCGTATGGTTGCACCATTGATGATGAAAGCATTGTCTAGTAATATCTACAAAAATATATTATGTCAATTAAACAAATAATCAAAAGAGTTATCGAAGCACAATCAAAAGAAGATGAAGTTGCTGTATTACTATCTGGTGGTGTAGATAGTTTAAGTGTAGCATTTGCTGCTCACGAGTTAGGAAAGAAAGTTCATGCTTATTCTTTTTGTCTAGATACAAATTCTAGTTATGATAGTGATAAGGCTGCTGAGGTGGCACAAATATTTAAGTGGCCATTTACATTGAAAGTGGTACCAACGAATAATTTAGAAGAAGACTTTTTTAGATTGGCAAAAGATTATAACTGTAAAAAGAAAACACATTTTGAATGTGTGTTTCCATTTATGTATTTGTATCCAGAGATAAAACAAAATGATGTATTGAGTGGTTGGGCGGCTGATGGTTATTACGGTATATCAAAAAGAGCAATACTACATTATACAAAAGGTAAGACAAAAGAAAAGTTTGATGAATTTAGAAATGATTATTTTTTACCAGATAAGTCTGCTGGTTATCTATGGCACAAAGGTGTTGCAGATAAACACAATAAAAAATTTATTACACCATATCTATCGAAAGCAGTAAGAGATTTCTTTTACAGTAAGAATTGGTATGAGTTGAATGAACCATTCCAGAAGCACCATGTTGTAAATGACTTTATTGAATTTAAGAAGTTTAATTTTAAGAAACACATTAATTTACAATTAGGTGCAGGAATAGATAAGCGATTTGAAACTTTGCTAAATAATAGTAAAATAAATCCAAATAACAGATATAAGTCCGTAGCAGGAATATGTCAGTATTGGGGAAAGGCAGTATGACGAAATTTACATTTGCAACAGCAGACGAAGGTTTTGATAACCACATAGAAAAATCAGTAAGAGGTTATAATAATCTCTGGCATGATGTCGTAAGCATGTCTAAGTATTTTGTTGAAGACTTTACCAATGTTATTGATCTTGGTTGTAGTTCTGGTAAGATGCTCAAAGCAATGATCAAACAAAATAATGAACATGTGCCAAATGCTCGTTATGTTGGTATAGAGATAGAATCAGATTTTGCTGATGGTCACAGAGAGGATTTGATGTCATCAGAATTTAATAATCTTTATTATCAAATGGAAGACATTAGACAATGTGATATAGACAATGCTAGTTTAGTGACTTCTTTATTTACATTACAATTTATGCCACCTAAAGATCGAGCAGGAACAATCTGGAAAATTTATCAAGGGTTGAATGATGGTGGTGCCTTTATCTTTTCAGAAAAGGGTTTTAGTTGTAATCCTAAAATTCAAGATATGATGACTTTTATGTATTACGATTATAAAAGACAACATTTTACAGATACAGAGATTTTAGACAAAGAGGTCCAATTACGACACATGATGAAACCAAACACAAAAACAGAATTGTTTAAAATGTGTGAAGACGCAGGTTTCAAGGATTTACATGTTTTCTGGCAAAACTTCAATTTTTATGGGGTTATTGCGATAAAATAGGGGTGTGCGGATTGACGCACCCTACTCAAACCCTTGATAAATAAGGGTTTTTTGTCCTTGACTTATTGCTAAAGACCTGTTAGTATAAGCAGTATATTATGAACAAAATATCAAAAACACAAAAAAGTAATCTTGCTAAACTACTTGCGACTGAAAACATTAACGTTATTCATCAAAAAGTTCAAACAGCATATTTCATTCCAAAGACTAGAACATTATGTCTTCCAATATGGGAAGAAATGTCAAATGACTTATATGATTTATTAGTTGGTCACGAAGTAGGTCACGCATTATATACTCCACAAGATTTCGATAGTAAGAAATACAAAATTCCTCATTCTTATTTTAATGTCGTTGAAGACATTCGTATTGATAAGAAAATGAAAAACAAATATCCTGGTTTAAGAAAATCTTATTTCAATGGTTACAATGAATTAGTAGAAAAAGATTTCTTTATGATCCAGAACAAAGATGTTAATGGTTTAAGATTTATTGATAGACTTAATATCTTTTCTAAATCAGGTACTACTCAACAAATAGAATTTAACGAACAAGAACAAGAATTTATTACTAGATCAAATAATCTTAACACTTGGTCTGATGTTGTTAGGTTAGTAAAAGACATTTATGCATATTCTGAAAATGAAGAATTTGACGAAGAACAACAAGAAGAAATGCAATCACAATTAGATGGTATGTCTAACGACCTTGGTGGTGACGAAGACGAAGAACAATCTCAACCACAAGAAGGTGATGATGAGCAACAAGAGCAAGATCAGGAAACTTCTTCCTCATCTGGAACTGATAATGATGAATCCGAAGACGAAAACGAAACAATGGGTGCCTCACAAAAAGAAGGCGATGAAGAAATCCAATCAATGTTGGAAGAAAAACAAAAATCAGTAAGTGGTAGAGAAGGTAGTTATAAAACAGAAGATAATATCTCAATTACTGACGAAGCATTAGAACAAAAAAAGAAATCTATTGCCAAAGTAGATGAGAAAACAAAAGAACAAATCTACTTAACATTACCTAAATGTAAAAGTGCTGTTGTTCCTTATGAACATCTAAAACTAAAAATTGATCAAGCAAATACTTCTTATTCTTATGATAAAAGATTACAAGAGTTTAAACAATTCAAACAAGAACAAATGAGAACTGTAAATCTTATGGTCAAAGAATTTGAGATGAGAAAAGCCGCAGACAATTATATCAAGACTAGAACTGCTAGAACTGGTGTGATTAATACTAACGCTTTACACTCTTACAAATACAATGACGATATATTCGCCAGAATGAATATCGAACCTGGTGCAAAAAATCATGGTATGGTTATGATCATTGACTGGTCTGGTTCTATGGGCGACAAGATGTATGATACTATCGTTCAGACTATGAACCTAGTAATGTTCTGTAAAGCAGTAAATATACCATTCTCTGTTTATGCCTTCTCAGATCACAATAGATTAAACTTTATACCAAACAAAAAAGAACAATACAATCGTTGGGAAGTTAGAAACTATTATGAAAGATATCCTTATCATTATGATCAAGAGGGTCAATTGATTTTAGAAGACGTATCTTTATTAAACTTTGTAAATTCAGATATGAAGACAGTTAAGTATAACGAAGCAATGGCAAATCTATTTGGTATCGCTAAATCTTATATGCCATATGCCATGTCTAGAAAAGAATATAACGATGGCACTTATGATCCATTTGCTGATAGATTTGAATGTCCTCATGCATTAAGACTTGGTGGTACACCACTTGATAGTGCGATCTATCAAGCAGTTAATGTCGTAAATGAATTTAGATCAAAACACAAAATTCAAAAAATGAATACTATCTTTTTGACAGATGGTTCTGGTCATACTTCTGGTAAGATGACTATTCAAAATACTGATGGTAAAATTGTTAGTAAAGAAACTTACCAGTATGATATTAATATCAAAGATGGTACTCATTCTTTCAAATACGGTGGTCACAAGAAAACTCATTTCCACGCTTATCATAGACAGTTTTTAGAATACTTTAAAATGAAAACAGGTTCTACTGTAATTGGTTATTATATCGCAGGTAAGAAATTAAACTATTGGGATATTAACCACTTTACTAATAAACAAAGTTATCAAGCATATGATGATGCAAAAGCAGAAATTAGAAAAAACAAAGTTTGGACACAACAGAATATTGGTTATGACGAATTATTTGTAATGCCTAGAACTAATCTGAGAATACAAAACGAAGAAGCGGTTATTACTTCAGATATGACAGCAAGTAAAATGAAACAGATATTCTCTAAAGGTTTCAAACAACAGAAAATGTCTAGAATATTCTTAAACAAATTTATTGAGAGGGTTGCATAATGAGAACAAAATACGAACAAAAGTGTTGCATTTTTGCAACAATTGGTCAAGATTGTCGCACCCACCAAAAAAAATTGGATATTGCCTTGACAAATCAAGCAATGCCTGATAGCATGGAACTATATTATGAAAGGTCATATTATGAAACTAAATGAAAAACAACTAGAATACGTTAAAACTGCTTATGAGATGTTTTCAACTGATACTGTTGAGAAAGCTCAGATCAAGCAAGTTAACGCTAAACTAGGTATGAAATCATCACCTGCGTGGTTGATTAAAGATCCTCAGTTTAGATTGTCTAGAGGTGTTTACAAATTACCTGTGAATGGTATTGTAAATCCTTCTAAGAATGTGAAACAAGAAATTTCACTACCAGAGGTTAAACAAAAAATCTCTAAACAAATTCAAACTACTGAAAGTGCCACTGAGAACTTGGTGCCTAATAAAGAAGACACCTTCGTGCCTTTTGGTAATTACAAAGATATCAAAAACATTGTTAAGTCTGGTATCTTTTATCCTACATTTATTACTGGTCTATCTGGTAATGGTAAAACTCTTGGTGTTCAACAGGCATGTGCCGAACTCTCTAGAGAAATGATTAGGGTTAACATTACAATCGAAACTGATGAGGACGATCTTCTTGGTGGTTTCAGATTACAAGACGGTGAAACTGTCTGGCATGACGGTCCTGTTATCAACGCAATGAAAAAAGGTGCCGTGTTATTGTTAGACGAAATTGACCTTGCCTCAAATAAGATTATGTGTTTACAACCAATCTTAGAAGGTAATGGTATCTTTCTTAAAAAGATAGGTCAGTTTGTTGAACCTAAAGACGGGTTTCAAATTTTCGCAACCGCCAATACTAAGGGTAAAGGTTCTGATGACGGTAGATTCATTGGTACCAACATTCTTAACGAGGCATTTCTAGAGAGATTTCCTGTAACTTTTGAACAGGCATATCCTTCTGCTAAGATTGAAACAAAAATCTTAGACAATGTAATGAGCCATTATGGTCTTAAAGATACTCAATACACTACTAATTTAGTTAAGTGGGCAGAGGTTATTCGTAAGACTTTCTTCGATGGTGGTATAGATGAGATCATCGCCACTAGACGATTGGTTCATATCGTTAATGCTTTTGCCATCTTTAAGAATAAACTTAAAGCGGTTGAGGTTTGTGTAAATCGTTTTGACGAAGACACAAAAAACAGTTTCCTTGATCTATACACTAAGATTGACAGTGGTGTCGATATTAGCGAATTAAATCAAGGACCTTCCAATGATAGTGAGGAAAGTGAGGGCGACCTTGCTTAAATCTATCGTTCATAATGTAGACCTCGTGGGTGGGCAGCAATGCCCACCTTCAACTAAGGAGGTAAACTAAAATGGTATTAGAAGTTAAAGTTAGAAATAACAATGTAGATAAAGCCATGAGACAATTAAAAAAGAAAGTTATGAAAGATGGCTTATTAAAAGAATTAAAACAAAGGCAATATTATGAAAAGCCTTCGTTAAAAAGACAACGCTTGAAAAAAGAATCAATCAAGCGTGTAAACAAATTAAGACGCCTACAAGAGCGACTTGATGACAACTAACCAAATAAGAAAGGACCTTATATTATGGGTAGAAAAACTCTTGCTAATAGCACTAAGTTTCTTAACGCTTTGTTAAGAGGCCAGTCTGTGACTTGGAAAGAAGCACAGACTAAATTTAACCTCTCTAAACCTAGAGCGGTTGTTGATAAAATCCGTGAGGAAGGCCATTGTGTCTATATCAACAAAAACAAATCAGGTACTTATTACAGAATAGGTACTCCATCTAAAGCGCTAATCGCTGCTGGTTTTGCCGCTTTAGAACCATCAGTTTATGCATAAGCATAAATAGTCATAGAGGCGGTTCGTAAGACCTCTGTGAGTGTTGCCTCTCGTAAAGACAACACATTTCGGGTTTGGTAGTTTCCCTCTGGATAGTGAATCCTAGAAAAAACTACCACTTGAAATTATATGATTAATGATTATATAAATATAATGAGACGCCGTAAGGGTCTCATTTTTAACATTAAGTTAACTTGCTAACAAGGAGGAAACTATGACAAGAAACTTATCTATTTGGAACGATCTAAGACCATTTACAATCGGGTTTGATGATCTGTTCTCACAGTTTGATCATTATGTAGATAATAGATCAAATTCATTCCCACCATACAATATCGTGAAAGGTAAAGACGATCTCAATTGGACAATTGAAATGGCACTTGCTGGTTATAATAAAAATGATATTGAGGTGAAATATGCTGACAATACTATCACAATCAAATCAATTCACAAAGATGAAGACGATAAAGATACAATTCATAGAGGTATTGCTAAAAGACATTTTACTAGATCATTCACAACTGCTGAAGATGTTGAAGTAAGAGGTGCTGAAATGAAAGATGGTATGTTATCAATCGCATTGGAAAAAATAGTTCCAGAAGCTAAAAAACCAAGAACAATTGATATTGCATAATAAAATAGATAGGGGCGGTGAAAAATCTCCGCCCTTGACTTTTGAATTGAAACCTGATATAATGGACACATGTATAAATTTAAAGAAGATATAATTTTACAAGATATAAAAGATTACATAGACGAAACCTATTCGTCTCATTACGCACAATCTCAAAAACAAGCTACTGAAATCATCATTGACCAGGGACATGGTGAAGGTTTCTGTATGGGTAATATTTTAAAATATGCTCAAAGGTATGGTAAGAAGGATGGCAAGAATAAGAAAGACCTTATGAAAGTTATTCATTATGCAATCATACAACTGTCCCAGGACCATTACAAAAACGATAAAACCTTAATAGATACTTTAAAAGAAGATGTAGGTTTACGTTCAGTAATATCTGAAAAATTAAACAACCCTAATGATTAAGGAGAAACTATATAATGAAACTAAGTGATAATACAAAAGAGATACTAAAAAACTTTTCTGAAATTAATCCTAATTTAAAGATTACACCAGGAAAAGAAATCAAAACAATCTCAACTATGAAAAACATATTGGCAACTGCTGGTGTTGAAGAAGAATTTCCACAAGACATTGCCATCTATGACCTA